ATTTCCGCTATTCGGTTTAGTGTTGATTTCATCTTGTAGTTGTTGTATAGTTAATAGTAAATTCATAAAGTCCTCAAATTCTAAACAGGCGTAGTCTCTCTCAAAGTTTTTACGAAACACTACAACAGGAGTTTTCCCCATTGGTTTATCATTTCTAGCCTGTTCTAAGGCTTTCCAGATGTTTAGCTTTTCTTGGTTCTTACATTCCCAGTGATAGTCAAATAAAATAGAGTCTGGGTTTATGTCTATAATATCGCCTTTAATACTCATTCCGCCACTCATTGGAGTACGTCTAACATTAGTATTAAACTTTTTATTTAGTTGTTTGGCCACGTCTCTTTCAAAACGTTTTCCTTTCTGATTTGAATTTAAAGTCATAATATTTGAAAGTGTTTTCTTATTATTTTGCCCAATTCAGCGTCATTAGGATAAATCCTACACAATAAATTAATATTACGATCAGTAGGGCTATAAGGGTGCTTATAGTCTGTGTCTTTTGTTTGTCTGTATTCATTTAAAGCTCTCTTTTTCATTCCTTGATAAATATTTTTTCTATTAAAAAAGTAAATAAACAGCCTGTTAAAAAACTGACTATGTGTGATGCTAATATAGTAAAATAAATTTTATCCATTTTCTGTTGATTTTAATTCTGTTTGTTTTAAGTTGTGTTTATACGTTGAAAAATCTGTTTTTAAAATAGCATTTTCTTTATATGCTACAGCGTTTTGATATTTTAATTTAGCTATTGATCTATAGTTCTCTCTAATTTCATGCTGTAAGTCATGTATTAAAGACAGAATATCTACTAAAACTTCTAACCCTTCTTTTTTTGCTGGGTTATTATTTTTTTCAATATCTGCACTAGCTTTTATAATCATTATATCTAGCTTATTTTTTCTTAACATTACGTCTAATTCATCCATTTTGTATGTGTTTTAGTGGGTTATTTCCTCCGATTGTATAATAGCCATTATAGAAATTAAATCTTAAAGGCTCGTCTAGTGTTGTAAGTTCACCGCCAGTCATTACATTTTTTACTTTTTGCACGTGCAGTTCTGTCATTGTTTTAAAGTCTGGATGGTTTCCAAGTCTATGTATAGCAAATACATCATCTGCTCTATTTATAAAGCCCATGCCTCCTTCAATATCACTAGCTTTAGGAGGCTGGACATAGCCCTCTAAAGGATGGCCAGGCTTGTATACTCTTCTAGCTGCTTCACTTATTGGATGTGTATTAATATAAATAGTCTTTCCTGTCTTGTTACAGAACTCTCTAACGTTATTGCAGAACAAATAGTTTCTGTCAAACTGCCCAAGTTTACCACCTCTTTCAATATTTAAACCAGTATAGGGATCAATTAAACAACCGTCAACATTTTCTTTAGCAAATATGTTTAATAAATCTCCAGCAGTATATAGCTTTCTATTATCTACAAACTTAAAATAGGTGTCTATTATTTCAATCTGTTTTTTTATTTCAGACTCAGAAAGATCCTCAACCTTTTGACCTGTTAACATTTGGATCATACTAATTTTTAATAGCTCTGGTGAGTTCTCTCCACTCCACACACACCATTTTAAATCATTATTTATAGCGTGACAAAGTAAATACCAAATAAAAAAATATGTTTTACCTACATTTGGAAAGCCACTTACTACAACCATTTGTCCAGGTTTAAACCTCACAAACTTATCAGTAATTGGACATCCTATCCCTAGCCCTTTCTTAATTTCTCCGTTCTTATATTTGATTGCGTATTCTAAACCGTAACCCTTACTTAGTATTGCCATTTATAGTGCTTAAAAATTTGTTTAGAGAGTCTGTGTTTTTGTGTATTGGATCACTAAAAGTAGTTTTTTTCTTAGACTTTTTAGCTGCGTCAACTCTTTTTAAATATTGTTCTTTTCGTTCTTTATATTGTTTATCTAAAAATTTTATTTTAATTTGGTTGTCCTTTTTTTCAATCATGCTCTCGTCTATCAATATATCTAAAGACTCTTTTCCAATTCGTCTAGACATTTTAGTGTAAGTCATTTTACAATCTTTGTTCCAATAGTGAAAACAAGCATCTATAAAAGAACCTTTATCTTCTTTAGATAAATACATTATGTCACCCCCTAGCCATTGACTAGGAAAGGCTTTAAAATAAGGGAGTTCTTTACTCATAATATGCTTTATGTTTTTGTTCGTATTTATAATAAGCGAGTATTTCGTTCTCGTTTAGTGATTCCTCTGTATATAGTTTGTCAAAGGTGAAGGACACCTTTTGAATGTCCTCCACTTCTTTTTTAGGTTGTGCAAAATCAATATACTTGAAATCTTTTTTTTGGATTTTATATGCCTGTACTAAAGAAAGATAACTTATCTTATACCTCTTTGCAATTTCTGGCATTGACACCCCGCTCATTAACAAATTTTGTATATCTGACGAAGTCAAACCCAATGCTTTCAAGACTTTTGATTCTTTCATAATACTTAAAAGGGTAAGTCATCAGAACTCTCAGAAACTTGAGCCACTGGTGCTGCTTCTTTTTGTTCTTCTGGGTTGTAAGTATTAACACTTAAAGAAACATCTTTTCCAAATTGGTCAGGCTGATCCTTAAGGTTTATATTTAATTTTAAGTACTTGTTTCCTTTATAATCGAAAACGTGCTCTTTTATTTTATCTATGTGAACAGTAACAGTCATCCAGTTATCATTCATTTTTTTACCACCACCGCAGTAAATTGTCGGTTTTTTTTCCATTGTTATTTGTTTTTATTTATTTGTTTGTAAAATCTTCAATTACTTCAGACAAAAACTTAGAAAAATCTTCAGCTAAAAGCCTGTCTAATTCTGTCTTATCTGTTTTATTGTTTTCAATAAGTTCTAGTATTTTGTTCATTCCATCTATAAAGCCTATAGATTGTTTACTAGATTTATTTTCTTTAAAGTAGTTTATTACTAATGCTTCTTGGTGTTCTTTAGTTATTATCATAAGTTAAAATTTATATGTTATACCTATTGCCACAAAGAACCCCCCTGTAGCTATTGCGAATGTATTAGGGTTTAAATTTAAGTTTTGTTTGTGCCAGACTATACTAGTAGTGCCAGCAGTCATCAAACTTAAGCCCCCAATTATAACTAATTTTTTCATAAATTAAAAGTTTAAGTCTAATCTTAATGAGTTTATATACTGTCTACACTCATCAACTCTATTATAAATGTTTTCAATATCCTCATCATTTCTATAAATGTCAAATACTTTTATTCTATACTGTGGTTCTATGTCAGAATACTTGTATTTACTAGCAAACTCTACTAAATCAGTGCTTTGATCTCCAAAGTATTCTCTTTGAATTAAATCTTCTGGAGTGTCCATTAGTGTATAAATTAACTTATATCTATCAATTCCAGTTAATGCCATGTAACCTTGAGCCTGATAGTAGTAGTCTTTATTAGGAATCGAGTTAAAAAATAAAGGAAAACTAAAACAATCCCAACTGTTTTTTACATCTATAATATGGTCATCTAAAATAGCGTCTGGTGTACCAGTTAAAAAATCATTTTCAAAAGACTCCTCATTCTTTTCTAGTTGTTTGTAGTTTAAATGTGTTTTAATAAAGTCTAAAGAGTCTACTTCTACTGCATTGCCTTTGTCTAGGTATTTGCTAAATATCTCTTTTTTACGACTATATATTTGTTCTTTAGTCCATTCCTCTAAATAACTTATAGTAGTTTTAGAAAGTGTTTCTGTTTTACTTCTAGCGTTGGTCATTATCTTACCAATAGCCGAACATCTTATTTTAAAGTCTTTCATGTTATTGGTTTTTAATTGCGTTAGCTACTTCATCTGCACTAGCTACATTAGCGTCAACTCCTATTCCAAAGTTGGCTAAACATCTACCCCAACTACTTGTTTCACAATTTTCTATAAAAGAAGTTTTGTTTATAAAAGTTGAGTTTTGCTTTTCGTGTGCGTGTCCTGATGCTACATCTATTCCAGCATCATTTTTTATAGTAGTTTTAATTATTACTCCATTGTCATTAATGTGTGTAATTTCTGAGGTCATTGAATAACCTGTAAACTTTTCTCTAAAATATTTGATTCTTTCGTTTACTGTTACGTAGGCTTTACCCTTTATGTCGACTGTCTTTAATTTATTCATTGTTGTAATTTTTAATTTTAGTTAGTATTATAATTATGTTTTTAATCCTCTTTGGATTGTAGTTAATAGATAAATCTTTTAATTCTAAAGATATTTTAACTACTTGTGTTATCATTTGACTAAATCTATTTTGATGGATTTCTAAGTCATTGTCATTAAGTTTTAATGTTTTAAGAATATCTCTATTCCATCTAGCTTGTGACAAAAAACCTAGTAGTCTATCACTTAAAAAGTTATGTCTTTCGTTGGCTTGCCAATAGTCCCACTCTTGCTTTTGCCTGTAGTAAAACTGATACTTATCCATCGTTAAACTCCTCCATAAGTTTTAGTAATACCTTAGAATAAGACTTATGTCCTAGCTCTTTGCATTTGTTTTGAAACTTTACTAGAGTTTCTAATTTATCTGCTGGAACATAAAATGTTCGCATAGTATATTTTAAATCTGACATATTTTAATTTTATAATTTAGTCAAATATATAAATATATTTATAAATATAAATATAAATTAAGAAAACTTTATTAACAAAGGATTGTTAAAACAGATGTGTTATTCTAGCAACTTGACCAAATTCACTAAATAAAAAAGACTCAATAGCTTTATTATTAGAACTTTGATAACCAGAGGTATGATGCCATGTGTCAGCCTCGCTAGGAGACATGAGAGACTCTACCCAGAGGCCTGGATATTGTTTACTAATTTTATGATGTATGTGTTGAGTAAACATATATCTATATTTAGTACTAGACCAGTCTGGACATTCATCAGCTACTATCATTGGTAATGTGTCAGCCTTAATTTTATGACCATGACAAGAAGATATTAAGTTGTTTTTGTATTTGTAATATTTACGCATTTGTAAACTTACATCAAAAGTAACATCTTTATTATGTCTAAACCATGCAGCTAATAATTCAGCAACCATCCAACCCACAGTATTGTCATGATTACCAGGAGTGAACATTACATGAACCTTAGAAACTTGTAATAACATTTCTATTATCTCAACCATCAACCTTTTTGCAATTAGAAAATGATCTGAGAGTAAACCAGTGCTATCTTGTTTAGTCCCTCCAGTAGTAGTCATGTTAAAATTGTCAACGTGCAATAAGTCACCAGAAAGCAATAAAATAGTCTTATCTATATTAAACCCCTGAGACTTTGCTAGACACCCTCTAACACCCTCTAAAGCTCTACTAACTGCTATTTGGTCGTTATACTCTTCACCACTAACAAAAGACCTACAGAGTTTTCCTATATGCAAATCACTAGGACACATAAACAACAAATGTCCATCAGTATATTTCTTATAGTTTAGTTTAGGGTATTTAGGGGAATATTCTTTAGCCTCTTCTATAACTTCTTTAGCTAGTTTTTTAAAGTCTTTTTCTTGTGGTTTAGGTTGTTTAAAATATAAACTAGCGTTTTTGTTTTTAATCCATCCAGAATGTACAGTCTCAGCGTCTAAACCTTCTTTTTCTGCTTCCTCTTTAACTCTTCTATATTGGTATATTACCTCTGCCTCATCTGGCTTAAGTCTATATTTTGGATTGCCTTCAGTCTTAGACCTTTTTTCCCAATGTTTCAAAATTGTTTAGTGTTGGTTTTCGTAAATATAATAAAAATTATTTATTAATTACTTTTTAGAACTAGTGCCATAGTAAAAAGCAAATATATTTCCAATTACTACTCCCTCTATCATACCCATTAAATGTACAAATAAATCATTGTCAGAAACTGTAGGAATATAAACAACTGAATACAATATAAAAACAAAACACATTAAACCTATAACACCTGTCAAATTCATCATCCAATCACTAGCACCAGCCTTAGCCATTTCTATTTCCCTTTTTCTAGCTGAGTCTCTGTCTGCTACTTCTAATTCGTATAAGTCAACAAGTTCTTTATGTAGTTGGGTTTTCTCTTCTGAAGTTAGTGTTTTATCGTCTTGAACTAAGTTTTTCACTATTCCTAGTAAACCCTTATCTGGTAGTAAGTTCCCAGCTAAAGCTAAAACTTGTGGTGCTTTTTCTTTCAATAGTTTGCCTACTTTAGTATCTTTTAATTTATTCATAAGGCTTGTACTTAGTTCTATTATTAGCGTCTTTATATGCTACTAATATTTGTCCTCTTTGTTTTCCGTCTGTGTTATAACTAACGTGAACCCAATTAGGTTTTTCTTGTGTGCCAAATTCCCAAATTAATTGATCAAATTCTAAATTGTCTTTTATATAATGAAATACTTGAGCGTTGTTTGGATCATGTCTATAGTCTCTGTCTATGTCTATTGCTTGACCTTTACAATGCTGAGACTTAGTACTCCCTCCGATTGCTTTATTTAAAGCCTCTGATCTATAGCCACTAGACACGCTAAAAGATACACCAAAATAATCTCTAATAGGTTGAAATATCTTATTCGCTAAGACTTGCATATTTTTAAAGTGGTCAGGTGTTGGACTGTTGTCTATTCCTAACCTAGAAGCTGTTCGGCTTTTAGTCATTTCTGAAAGACTAAGATTCTTACTTAGTTTCACTATTTCTTTTATTTACTTTTTTCTTAGCACTATTGATCAAACGTGCTTCCATCTTCACAACTTTAACTCTTAACTGTATATTTTCTTCAATTAATAACTCAATCTTTGTTTCAAGCTGTTGTATCTTATTACTAAGAACCGCAACTTGTTGAGCATATAAATTATCTTCTCTTTCATCTTTCTGAGCAGTTATGTCAATTTTCTTTTTCCATATACTCCAAACCTCTTTTAATCCAATAGCGGATATTAAAGCAGTTACGGCCATCAATATACTGT